ATCAACAGGAAAGCCAGAAAGCATATCTGGAAATGACGCACCGTTATCAACATAGTTTGGCATAAACACCTCAGTCCCAGACTCAGGAGTCTTCATTGGACGGCGTATGGCTATGTAGATGTAGGTTGCGCCGGAGGCGTTTGTTGCGGATTGAGCGCTACGCACTTTAAATCCTGTAGCCGTTGGCGACATAATTGGAGTCCCAGTGCCAAAACCTGCATTAGCGTACTCCGGATCCGAAGCGTTAGCGCCTAATGTTGGCGCCCCATTAGAAACATTAAAACCGCGCATAACGTCAATCATGTTCCACCACTGACCAGATGCGCTAGACTGTTTTACGATTACCCACTGCGGCTCAAAACCTAAATCAATCTCAGGCCCATCTGTAGAGCCATTACCCGTATAACTCCCACACTTAATAATACTCTCGCTGCCATCGTCTCCAAAGCCTCCTGCGTCTGAGGCGAATAGGTAGGCTACGTATGTTCCTCCAGAGGCGTTGACAGTTGCGTCAGTACCTACGCTAAATACAGAAGAAGTCGGCGCAGTGTCATTCCACCTTGTGTTGTCGTCTGTGGTAGCAGCAGTGCTATTGAGCACAAGATAATCAGTCTCAGGATTAGCCGTATTGTCCTTATGATATACCTGCCAATCAGCAGCGCTGTCAGTACGCTTTACAATAATACAAGCAGGCACAGCGCCAAGGTTGTGGCTTACAGTCGTTGCGGAACCCGTTCCAGTATAAGTCACAACATCAAAGAACTTCTTAGCCTTGCGGAATGTCCATGAAGCGAATTTTTCCGCATTAGTATTTACGGGTGCATAACTCGCAATACTAAATCCATCACTATTAAATGATGAATCCAGATTCATAGCAGCATTATTAACTTGTGCATCAGTCGTATCTGATTCTATCCTTGGATTAAGAGTTCCGTTGGTGCTACGCTCTGTATCTGCCAAGTAATGAGAATCCGCAGCGTCTCTGTTTTTTATCCAAACAAGCCCACCCTCACCAGAAAGATCAATGCCGTTGGTTATGGTCTGTGTAGCGCCGTTACCAGTGTACAAATAAGTCGAGAAGACATCCTCAACGTACAGAGACTCACCACCTGCATTGCCTGCCGCTGCTTGTAAGAGTTTTTTACTCATTATGCTAAAGCCTGTCCTGCGGTGAATCCATACCAAGTAGTTCCACCGTCATGGGTTATGAATACAAAGTAATCAACCGCACTGGCGGTAGCTGTAAGCGTTGGGGCTGTGGCTGCGGGCCAATCTACAGACGCTGGCCATGTAACTGTGTAACCTGAAGCACTGCCATCCTGGACAAGTTTTAATGTGAATGAAGAAACCTTGCCACTAGCCGCCGGATTTGAGAAAGTAAACGTGGTGTTTTCTGTTAATGTGTGGGAGAAGTTTGTCCCATCACGAAGGTTTACAGTCGTTGCATTAGAAGAAGAAGTTACCGCCGTGTATTCTTCATAGATACCGTTATCAAAGGTAACAACACCATTAGCATCTGCTGTTACAACCTTGGACGCTTCTGTTGTGCCAAGAGTAGTAATATCAAGATAGTTAATCTCTGATGTAGTAGCGGTTACGCCATCAAGCAAATTGATCTCGGCAGCAGTAGCGGTCAGGTCGGAGATTTGACTTACTGTCACCGAAGTTGCAGTAGGCGCTACATCAGTCCAAGCTGAACCAGTGTACACCTTCATCTTTGAGTCTGTGGTGTTGAAGTAAATCGCACCAGTTAATAGTGCATCACCGTCATTATCTAAAGCTGGGTCGGAAGCCTTCTGGCCCAAATAGCGGTCATCAAACGCATCATAGGAATTAGCAGCATTTGTCTCACTGGTAGCGGCATTGCTTGCGGATGTAGCTGCATTGGATTCGGAAGTAGCCGCATTAGATTCAGAGGTAGCAGCAGCCGCAGCACTAGCAGCAGCACTGGTCGCAGAACCAAGAATAGAATCTACATACGCCTTGCGAGTTAAATCATCATCGGCAGTAGGTGTTGCAGTTGAAGTGGCTTTATTTGAGCCTAGTACGATATTTCCTGTCATCGTGCCGCCAGCCAGGGGCAGCATAGTGTCTGCGTAGGCTTTGGTCGCGGCATCTGTTGATAAAGAAGGAGTACCAAGACCTGTGATCTTGTTTGTACCCATAGCGATAGCACCAGTCATAGTGCCACCGCTTAAAGAAAGTTTACCCGCCAGAGATGTAGTTACTGTGCTGGAGAAGTTTGCGTCATCTCCAAGAGCCGCTGCCAGTTCATTCAATGTATCCAAGGCAGCAGGGGCAGAATCAATTACAGCAGCTACAGTAGTATCAACATAACCCTTAGTTGCTGCGTCAGTAGAAGATACTGGAGAAGCTAGGTTAGTCAGGATAGTGTCAGTAAAATCTACAGTTCCATTAACAACAAGATCGTTAACAGTAGTAGTTCCAGAAGAGGCTGTGAGATTACCCGTGACGTTACCTGTCAAATTACCCGTGACATTACCTGTGACATTACCTGTTACATTACCTGTCAGCGCACCAGTGAATCCAGTGTTGGCAGTGATGTTAGTACCAGTAATTGCTGCCGGGGTAGAGCCACCAATAACCATTCCATTGACCGTACCGCCTGTAAATGTAGCGTTAGACGATACCAACGCAGAATTGGCTGTAACTGTTCCACTCGCTGTAATAGCACCTGTAGTTATTGAGGTTGGATTAGTGCCCAGTTCAATAATGGTTGCCCCGCTATTCTCTGTGAACAACCTCTTGTCGGCGGTATTTACAGCAAGCTCACCCTGCACCAAGTCAGTATTCAAAGGAACTGCGGATGCGGTTGACGAAAACTTAGTAATGATTGTTGCCATCTATATCACCTTTTCTGTGATGCTTTAACAGCCCGTAGCCTTTTCTCTGCTTCCTTCTTGGTAGGAGAGTAGCCAGGCACTTTATCTATTTTCCACCCTTTCTTGGTTTTGCGAATGGGCATTACCACTTTACCTTGTCTGCCCAGTATGCGGCTGACATCTTGCCCTTGGAAATGTTCTTGGCATGACGAGCCTTGAATGATTTGCGTCTTGCCTTCTCTGATTCTGTTTTAGGATTCTTGCCAGCACCTGATACGCCCTGCTGACCGAAGCGAATAGTCTTTACCTTGTCACCCTCTTTAGCCACGACCACGTGACTCTTTGTCGGGTGCTTAGGGGTTCTCTTGGGTTTGTTATAACCGGAGACACCTGCTCTTTCTAATCTTGGGTCTTTTTTCATAATAAGTGGTCAGGGGGCCGAAGCCCCCCAACCTATCCTAACTTATTATACGTCAGGTACACAGAGGATGAAGCCAGCCTCTGGACGGTGAGCCTGAACACCGTAAAGGGTGTCGGCAGTGTACAGAGTTGCCAGGTACTCTTGCTTGTACTGAGTCTGAGAACGAACGTTCATCTGCTCAGCAAGTACAAGGGCATCCTTGTGAATCAGATATGCACCGCGAACATCAGCAGAAGCACCAGTTGCAGTGTTTGAAGTTGAGTCTTCAATGAGTGGGCAGTTAGAAGAGACGTAAACGTCAATTCCATATACTGAACCAATCAAACCAGACTGGACAGTAGCCCCGTCACGGAAGTCAGAAGACACATAACGCTCAGTACCCATGATTGCAGAACGCAATGCAGGTGGGATGATGAAAGCGCGGTCAGTCATTGGGACATCGTTATCGTCCATCAGCTTAATCAATGCACGAAAGCCAGCATCAGTAAATACGTCTGCGGGCAATACAGTATCGTCAGTGTAAGCGGTCAGACCAGTAGAAGCGTCAATGAAGTAGCTGTTTGCACCTTCCCATGCTGTACCAGTACAAGTACCAGTAACAGGAACAGTCAGGTCAAAAGTACCACTACCGAAGCCAGTACCAGCGCGGAACAGATCATCATCAACCTGCTTAGCCAGAGCGTAACCAGCGTCTTCAGTGTAGAACTGACGCAGAGAAGCCAGAGCTTGAACCTCTACGATGTCCTCAATCAGACGAGAATACTCATAGTGACGGTTGATAGTGATGGTGGTTTCACTTTCCAGATTAGCCTGCATAGTAACGGCAACAGCTTCTTGCTTGGCATTAGCTCCACCACGAACGGGCTTAGGAATGTGGATAACATCACCCTTATTACCAGACATAGTCATGGTCTTAACAAGGGGAGCCATCTTCAGGGATTTTTGATAAGCAGCGATTACTTCGTCAGACCAAATTTCAGGGACGAAAGTAGAAGCAGCAGTCTTGTCAACGGTTGCGTTAGCAGTAAAGAACGCACCAGAAGTTTCATTAGCCATTGTAAATTACCTCACAATTAACGAACGCGCTTCTCGGCATAGGCCCGTCTAATTTCGGGTTCCATGCTTTGATAACGCTTAGGGTCAGTCTTCATAAGTTCAATAATATCTGCCCTTCGGTAAATTTTCTTAGGTGCGGATTCGGTACTACCCTTGGCCCCACCAGTTGATGCTCTCTTAACAGCATCCTTGCGAGCGTCTTTTTCGTCCTGAACAGCAGATTGAGACATTTGCTTGATCTGCTTCCAGTTGGAAAACAGTTCATCAGCAGCACTTGTGTCATACTGTTGGTCAGCACGAGCCAGAAGTTCCATTCGGATATTACTGCCCTTCACCCAGTTTATAAATTCTGAGCTTTGGATAATCTCCTGTGCATCTGGATGCTTGTTAATTAAGTCCTGCTTTGCCTTATCCTGTCGTAACCTTGTAGTAGTTTCTTGAGCCTCCCTGATAGCAGGGTGGTTCGCGATCTTACTTTCAACAGCTTTGTCAGGGTCAGCAAAGAAATCTACCTCTTCGGCAGGTTCAGGTGCTTTTGTTTCTGACTGGTTGAGAATGTAACCATCAACAATCTTGCGTAGCTCACCAACCTCATTGCCTTGTTGACCAATCTTGCTTACAGCTTCTTGGTGCATCTTGGCTACTTCAGCGATTGTTTTACCACGGTATTCTTCTGGAATATCTGCTTCCCCGTCTGAAGCCTGGACTTCTTCTTGGACAGTTTCTTCCAGATCGCTTGTTCCGGTTTCATCTACCTCTACTTTGTCAATTAGTCTTGCCATTATTAAACTCCGTTAAGACCGACTATAGCTACCCCGTGGGACTATTGCTCGGCTGCCTTACGTTCTAATCCCATCTTCTGCTCTCTGGCCCGAATCCACTTGTCTGTTGCACCTGGAAAATGTCCAGAAGTGGGGTCGAGACTACACCTGACAGCAGAGATGACTCTTGTTGCTACCTCATCACATTCAGGACAATCAATCTGCCTAGTTTCACGTGAAACGAGTTTCTCGTTGAGATGCCCGTACTTACACGTAAATTCAAACAGAATCATTGCTACCCTCTTCTATGTAATGTTCTATGGTAGATTCCATATTTAGCATGAAGGCCAAGATGTTTAACTGCCCCTTACGGAAGTTCAAATCATCAACGTCCTTCGTTACTTCTACAGAATTTATTTGGAGAGCATTGTTCTTAAGCTCGTCCATTAAAATCTTCCAGCCATCTGTTCGGAACATATCCTTAAGATTCTGGTAATGTCTTTCGGTTTCTCTGTCCACCTTTCTTCCCCTGTTCTTCCTCTAGTTTGACTATGCGAGCCTCCAGACGTTGGAGAATCTTATTCACTTGGTCTAGGATGTTTTGCATTTCCTGATTAGTAATCATGATGTCAGGGCTTTAGCTGTTTCCAGGTTAAGCCTTCGTTCCTCCAATAGTTTCTCTGTTACTTTCATGCGTCTTTCAAACTCTTTATCGTCCTCATTGCCAGCCTTCAGGTTGGTGGCAACGGCCTTAATCCTGTCGTTCTCAAGTTCAACAGGAATGGCTTTAGTCTCTTGGACAATCTTCTGGGCGCGAGCCTGAGATTCCGCAGCCTGACCGTTAAGAGCGTTGGTCTGTGACTGCTGGAATTCCATCTGTACCTGCTGGGCAATCTGCTGTGCTTGCTGCTGCTCAGGTGTGGGTTGAGAGGCTTGTTGGATAACCTGAATCAACTGCTCACGGTTGGAGATGTTCATGTTGTCAATGATTGACTGAATCAAAACCGGATACAGTGGGGAGTCGGAACCCATTGTCTGAAGGAGTTGGACAAGTTGAGTAACCTCATACTCTCTGGCGATGATTCCCAAAGAGGAAGTGACTTCAAACTTATAATCACTAACAGGGTATATCTCAGGCTCAAACTGCATATACCTGTGGGCTACCTTTGTTACGAAAGGTATCAAGAAGGATTCTTGGAAGTTGATAAGGGTTCGCTTATGCCTTTTGATAATGGCCCCAAGTGACATGGAGATTCCGGCGGCTGTTGCTTCACCGTTAATAGAACCCGGTATACCAGCGGAGTCTATAGCTCCTGTGGCTGTTTGAACCATTCTTTGTAGAGAGTCAGCCTGGGCGAAGGTGATTTGAGATACCTGGCCGAAGTTAAACGGCTGTAGAACTTCACGCGGGTCGCCGTTGGTTAATAGGATTTTGCCCGGACGGACTTCTGGTTTGGCGCCCCTTGGTAGACGGGTAGCATCCATAGCCATCATTGGGTGGACTGTTAACGCAAGAGCATCAATCCTCGCCCTCAGTTCAGCATCCAGAGCCTTCTGAGAGTTGTATCCTTTTTCGCATACACCGCGACCCCAGAACCTTCCGGGGACTATATCCCAAGGGAAAGCAATAACAGGTCTATCACCCATCATGTAGGGGTTTCTTTCAATCTTTAGAAGAGTCCCGCCGTTGGCTACGACTACGATACATTCAACGTAGGCACCGTCTTCTTCTTCAATGACATCTTCATCAAGGAGATATTTGGGAATAAGACCGTAGTATTTAGTTAAACGAACCTTGTCATCTGGTTGGTCAGTTAACTCATGGTCTGCGTCAAGATCGGTATCTTGTGGAGCGAGAGTAATATCTACATCAAGGTAAACCCCGCTTTCTTGCAGGAGTTCTACCTGATGGTAGGGGACATATTCATCAATGGCGACACCTATGGCCTCTTCAATGGAGGTAGCTACAGGGTCAATAAGGAAATTCTGTGGGAGGATAGGACGAAGTTTACATACAGTTCTATCTGATATGTTTACGCCTACGGCCTGCATTTGCCCTTCCATTATCGGTTGGGATGCTGGCTTCATTTCTTTTTCTTCTTCCAGCACGATTTCGGCAATGCCAGTACCAAAGACTGCGGCGTTTATTAAGCATTCTGCAACGCCCTTTCTAACCTTGGTCTTTTGGAAATCATGGAATAACTGTTCCCTCAAGTAAACAACATCTTGGGGTTCACCATCCCTCAAATCATCCTTGATGTCAAAGAATCTACCACGGCCAAAGGTGGCTTCTTCAATCTCGGCTACGGAAGATTCAACAGCTTGTTGTAAAGCAGGCGAGATAATCTGGCTTCTTTCAGAGTCACGAGTACGGTCTTCAGCAGAAAAAATACCCCGCCATAGACGGTAGTATTCATCAAACTTGTTCTCGTAATTGTTTTCAAAGTGGTTGCGCCAGGACTCGCATTTGTCCATGACCCAATCTTCAACACTTTGCTCTATAGTAAACTCTTCTTTATTAAGCATATTAATAGCCAGCCACTAAATCTATTGCTTCAAAATGATCTTGTTCAAAATCATACGAGTATGAGACGTTTGCTAATTGGTCTACGTAAGCAAGGGCGTCAACCATGTCATCATGGGTTAAGGCATCTGGGAATTGGAAAATTTCATCCATAAATTGAATGTTCCATTCGCCCTTGTTTAATTTAATTAGGCCGTTTTCAAATCTACCCTGTAACGCCCACATGACCCGATCAGTTTTCTTTTTATTTCCGTGGGTTAATTCCTCAACACGGAAGAAACGAGAATACTTTTTCATCAGGTCGGTTAATGGGGACATCACGGCCTGTCTGGCGATACCCTTCTCTATTCCTACGGAGATGGGTTGATAATCCCTTACAGCCTGAAATATCTTTTGAGCAGTCTGATCTAATGACCACCTGCCTGTGATTATGTCTTTGACCCACCAGCCTTGGGGGCCGACCTTAACAACGGCTATAGCTGTGTTATCAAGGTTTTTGGTTTTGTTCTTTTTCCCAACTTCTTCAAAGCCAGCAAGGTCAATAGCGATGTAGTAATCACCTTCAGGCTCCTCCTCTGAGAATTTCACCCATGATTCCTTAAACATCTCGGAACCACGTGCTTCAAAGGAAGCCATGAACTCTTGCCTAAACGCATAAGAGGACATGGATATTTTGGCCTGGTCAATCTCCTTTTTATCTAGGAGATTGTTGTCATAACTGGTGTAGTGCCATGCTTTGAAGTTGGGGTCGCCACCTAACTCGGCTTGTTTGTAGAGGTCATAGAAATGATTTCTACCCATTGGTGTCCCAATGAACAAGGCACTTGCCTTCAAATCCGAAAGCGCAGGTCGTAAGATTAATTCCCAGACCTCAGGCTTCATATCGGCGTACTCGTCCAAAACTAAAAAAGCTAAAGAGACACCCCGCATTGTTTCTGGTCGGTCAGCACCTTTAAGAGATATGGTGATTCCGTTGATTAACTTAATTTGAAGGTTGTTAACATGGGAGCCTTCAACCAAATCCCCTCCTAATTCTAGAAGGAGATTCCACATAATGTCCCTTGCCTGACCTTGAGTTGGGGCTACGTAGAATACATGGCCTCTCTTAGCCTGAAGGGCGTTAACAAGGAGTAAATAAGCCGCAAGCCTTGATTTTCCTGTCCTTCGTCCAGCAGCGACCACCTTAAATCGGGTTGGGTCGTTCCAAACCTCCTGCTGCCAGGACAGTAAGTTAATATCAAGGTTCATATAGTTAAATCGAACTTAGTCCCGTCATGCTTTAGGAGGATAAAGGAGACTATCGACACGAAGGTTGACGCGGCTTCAGGGGTTATTGTCATGTAATCCTCCTCATCAAGGATTAGGAAGTCACCAAACTGCCCGCCGTACTGGATAAACTCATTACTTCCAAGGTTTTTACTGGCCGCGAAACTGATTTCAGTCCCGTCATGCCACCAAGAGGCGGTAAATGACTTACTAGACCCCGTGTTATTGCTGATATACACCATACTCACACGGGCTTCATATCCTGTAGGAACGGTAAATATGGTATTGGACGCTCCATCGGTTAGATTATTACCTATGGAGTAGTAAGTCTCTGGTCTCATTTTCTTGCCCTTGATGTTTTCTTGGCTATCTTCTTCGGTTGCTTAGAAAACTGTTTACCTTTTTTGGTGTCTTCCCGTTTCTTTCGTGATGTTGAGGCATATTCTTTACTAGATAGGCTTTCTCTTGCCTTTTTGGGCAAATAACGCTCACCAGTAGCTTTCTTTCCTTGAACTGAAGGTTTGCCAGACTTAGTACCCCACTCTTCTTTAGTCCATTTGGACAAAGATTTCTGGGATTTGGTCTTACCTCCGGAATAGCCACCACCCGCCTTTTCATATTCCTGGGTTAGTAATTGAGCCTTACGGGCAGACCACTGACCTGACTTACCTCCTTTGGAGCCAGCCATGATCTTGTCTTTAAGTTTTTCCCGTAGTTTGGGTTTGGTATAAGCCATTAGTACGGCTTCTTAACTTTTTTCTTTTTCATGATTTTCTCCAGGTTGTTCGGGCTTTTTCTTGAGCCGCTTTGGTTAATTCACTGTAGTGATAAAGTCTCACGCTGGACTTGGAATGGGTCTTACCAGAATGTAACTCGCCATTTGGCATTTTATGACTACCACCCTTATGGATGGTTCCGTCTTTTTTGTAATGGTTAACTCCCTTCATCGGGATATTCTCCATATTTAATCATGTGTGTTATGTCTAACGCCCTCTGACCCACTTGAGAAGCCCACAGGGAGTCCAAAAACTCCATAGATGCCTCATCATATTCCTTGGTTTCCATGAGTTTTAAGGCCATCCTGAAGCCCCTGAGGCGGGTTATACCTAAGTTAAAGGCCATGTTAATCATGGCATCCTGTCTAACAGGGTCTAAATCCTTGTAAAACCTAAAGGCGTTACCCAATTCCTCTTCGGTTCGTTTAAGATCATTTGTTAATAGGTAAAGGATTTCATCCTCCGATAGTCCTAGCCCACCATCTGAATCAATATTCCTACCAATCCCAATGGTTAATTTACCGGAAGGACATCTATAGGCGAATTTCCGAATACCCTCATGGCTTGAGAGTTGTTCAGCTATCCTCTTGTATGATCTCACCGTCAATCTCTTTAATGTTAGTGTCCACTGACGAGACGTTGATTTGGATAATGGGTTTATCACCACCCTTATTCTTGTCGTAATGACTCAAGGGGGCCATTCTATCTAGGATTAACTTCCAAGCAGCCGCCTGGTTCTTATGGTCATCATTGGTCGCCGCATTAACTATGGAATCAATGACTAGCTCAATCCTATTGGCGGCTAGTAATCGCTCCTCCAGCTTCTTAACGGCAGTTCTCAAGCCCTTTGGTCGACCGCTAACCTTCTTAGACTCCTCCTCCCATTGATCACGGGTCATCAGTCTATTCGGTTTCTTTGGGCGGCCTCTTTTCCGCTTTACTGGCTCGTCAGTCATGTTGGTTAAATCGGCTAAATGTTGGCGAATTATACTAATATTTTATTAAAAAATACCAGATTTCCAAGTAATTGATATTAAAGGGGAAAATTAAACCGCCTTAGATTGGACTTTTTTTATCTTGGTCAGTTATAAAGTGCCAACTTTCTAATAGATTTCCTTATTAGGGAACTGGCACTTTTTAATTGGTAGGGTCTAAT